ACGTCTCCAACTTTTACAAGACTCTTGCTTAAGTGAGCATAGTACGTATAAAAACCTTCGTGCTTTAAAACAACGTATAAGCCATAGCTTCTAGAGGAGTTAGCCTGTGTGGTAACAGTGTCTACAACACCATCGGCTGCAGCTAATACCGGTGTTCCTACAGGCATTGCATAATCTATGCCTCCGTGGTGTTGCGTGGCTCCACCATTAGGGTCTTTTCTACTTCCGTATCCAGATGAAACTCTAAAACCTTCACCAGGGTTTAGCAAAAGTGAGCTACTACCTTCAGTGCCTAAAGCCTGTCCTCCGCCTCCGCCACCTTGGTTAGCTCCAATTAACTGTCCAACTGCGTTACCGCCTCCGGCAAGAAGCGCACCCAAAATTGCACCAGGTCCAGAAAGTACACCACCAGTTACTAATCCCGCAGCTGCACCTCCAGCCGCACCAATTCCAGCGGCCTTAAGCATTTCTGAAAAACTAAATCCTTTTTTATTTTTACCAGCTTGATAGCCACCGTACGCACTTAACGCAGTACCTAAAACTGGAATTGCCTTACCCGCTCCTTTTGCAAAACCTGATACGGCTTTAGTTGCACCAGAAGCATAAGTTCCGGCAGCAAGACTTCCTGCTGCTCCCCCTCCTTTTAGAAGTCCGCCTGCTCGTAATGCTAATGCGGTTCCGATAGCGCTACTTGCACCAGACAACACTGCTCCAGACCCACCTGCAGCAGGTAACGTTTCTAGTACGCCCTTTAATGCAGACAATCCGTTTACTACACCAGGAAGGGTTTCTGCTAATGCAGACATTCCGTTATTTACTGCTGCAGCGGCATTGAGTGCGCCCTGGTATCCAGCTACAGCTCCCTGCTCAGTTCCTTGCAAAAGACGATTCTGTGAACTTTGATAATTAAAATTAGTAGCTTGTAGGCCACCTTTTACTCCCATAGTTGATAAGACGCCCTTAGCGCTTCCCATATCTTTAGAGGTTAGGGGCTTCTTCTTTTTGTAACGAAGCATAAGCATGCCTGCGTACAACTGAAATACTTCTGGGCTTCCACCTGCAGCAGCCATAATTGTTTTATGATCTATGCTGTTTGGAGAGAACATCTCTTCTGGGTTTTTAGGATTAGCTCCACCATAGAGTCTGTTGTAAAGATCATTAACTACCTGATCAGGCGGCCTTAAGTTTCCTTGCCCATCTCGTAACCTAATACCAAGTCTAAGTAGAACCATACTGTTCTGACTTGCGTATGCACCGGCAGCAGCTTCATTTGTCATACCTGAAGCAGCACTCATACCACCAAGTTGCCCCATGATGTTTCTAGCACTCATGGAGTTTTGGCTATAACCACCTTGAGAAAGAACTTGTCCAGCGGCAAGCGTAGGGCCCATAGCGCTAGTTGCATTCCCACGGCCTACTGCTGCGTTAGCGGTAGTAATTACGTTTCGTGCTCCACCAGAACCGCGAGAGTACATAGCGATCTGTTCTGCAGCAAGTCTTTGCCCTACAGCAGTTGTGGTACTAGGTAAAATTCCGTAAGCTGCAGCACCTAAGCCAAGAGCTACTCGTCCAGCAATTTGACCGCCGGACATACCTCCGCCCTGACCGTAGGTGCCGTTCTGTAGTGATAGGGCACCTGGCCCCATAGAACCTAAACCTAGCGAGCTACCAGAAGAGTTACCAGATTGAATCTTGGCAGCTTTATCAATATGTTTAAGGGCACGTTCGTAAGTTTTTTCAAAAGCAGTGGCTTTTTTAATGGCTTTATCTTGGCCTTTTTCAAGGACCTCAAAGATACCCTCGACAGCCTTCTTACCAGATTGGCCTAAGGCTTCCTGGCCTAAAGATCCTTTAGGGTCTCTTTCCATTTTTAACTCACCACCTTAGATCGTGTAGATGCTTTAGATAAGAAAACTAGTCGTTCCCTTACTGACAAATTTCGTAACTCTGTTAAAGACCAGCCCGGATAAAATTGAGCTAGCGTATCGTAAGAGTCAATGAGCAGTTGATAGCTTGTTTCATGAGCGAAACAAGTCTGCCAGTGTTAATGGCAGTTCTACCTCCTGGCCACACGTATTACAGGCCTTCTTTACTTCGTTTAGTAGTGGACCAGGATTGCGTTTTGCAATCTCTTCTAGGATTGTTCTACGATCTTGTATACCAAGGTTACGAATTTGAGCCTGACCTAACACTGCTGCATCATTAATTTCTAATACGCAGCTACTTAAGAGAAGAGTATCTAGTTCAGCATTATTCTTATTTGTTGCATTAACTAGTTTGCTCTGGGTATTGCCTGTAGGTAGGGTTACTTTTACCTTACCTACTTTTAAGTTTAAAACAAAAGTGCGATCTTGCAGTCTATCTTTTAGGGTTTGAATCTTTACATCTTTTTTAAGATCAATGGTCATAGTTTGTAGTTCTGGACATCTGCTGCAAACAACCTCTGTTAGCTCTATCTCTGTACCAAAAGTAGCACAGCGAATACCTAAGAGAAGAGTCTCTCGGTCTCCTGCTAAAAGAAGCTCTAGAGTGTCTCTGTCTGCTGGCTTACCTCCCACAGAAACTGTGCCCTTTTGCAAGATAGTCATCAACGCTTTTCCGGTTTCGGTAATGCGTACGATGTCTTCCTCATCTGCTCCGGTTAATTCTTTAACCTCAGCAGTAGTTACTAAAGTATCTTCTAGGGGATCGTAAAATCCTCCTGGAAGTTCTATGTTTGTGTCGGGAAGTGATGGGATCGTAATTACTGGTACAGACCCCACCACCTCTTCGACAGAGATTTGTGTTGCTTCTTGAGCTAGTTTATTTGCCAATGCCGGATTTTCTGCGGCATTAATAGTGTTTGTACTCATGTTATATACCCTTTGTTAGTTGTTACTGATTTGTGTTTTCAGATGATGTAGGTGTGGTACCAAAAACGGCTGCAGAAGCTGTGTAGTTTTCTGCGTACTTTGCATCAAAACCTTCATGAACTACAGTCATTTCTTCAACCATAAGGCTGTTACCGCCGGCGTCCAAGTTGCTGTAAGAAAGGTTAGTGATCCACGCATTGTATAGGCGGAATCGCAAAGATACGTGTGGGTCGGTACCTCCGGATGCAGTTGCGCTTGCAACTGAAAGACCCTTAGCATTTGGGTGGCTAAGGACAGAGATATCGATATCACAACGGAAATCTGCTCCTACACCTGCAGTTGCTCCAGAACTAATTATTGAAAATAGTCGGCGCATCCACTGGTAGTTTTGTGAGTTTGCTAGCATCACACCGCGGCTGAATGTAACCGGGCTGAATGAAGTTTGACCTGGAAGCTGGTGCACGGTTGTGTTGTACCCACCCTCTCGGTATTGAATAGATTCTGTAGCTACGGTTAGTCCAGAAACAGATGTGAAACCCATTTTGGCATCAAAAGCCCAATTTGGAGTTGCTGCATCTGTAGGTGCTAAAAACTGGACTAAGAACCGAAAATTACGTACTGGATCGGTGGCTAACGTAGATAGCACGTTAGTAAATGCATTTTGTGTCATTTTTTAGTATCTCCTTACGCCGAAGCGCTTCCTGTGATCTGCCCGATGCTGATCACGATAAACTCTGCTGGGTATTCTACAGCCACACCAATTTCGATGTTTACAGTTCCGCTAAGAATTTGCTGTGGGCTGTTGTTTGAAGCATCGCATCGAACGTAGAACGCCTGTGCTGGAGTAGCTCCGCGTAGACCACCCTGTGACCAGTAATCTCGTAAGAAGTTACCTAGGGATGTGCGGATTCTGTTCCAAAGAAGTTCGCTGTTATTCTCAAAGACGGCAAACTCACTGCGAGCAGTAAGTTCTTTCTTTAAGAAAATCATTGATCTGCGAACATTGATGTAGCGCTCTCCAGGAGTGTTGTTGAGTGTGCGAGCACCCATAATTACAATACCTCCACCTGGAATATTGCGAATAGCGTTTACTGGCGCTGTTGCTGAGTTTAGTGAATCTAGTTCAGCATTTGTTAGGCTGCGCTCTAGAGCAACAGCGTTAGCAATTCGTGTTCCAAAACCTGCTGGAGACTTAAAGACACCGCGTGAAGCATCTGTCTCTAGGTACTTACCCATAGCTGCTGGGCCAGGAGGAAGGATACGAGTAGCTGCGGTAGCAGCGCTTAGTTGATCTGGAACTACTACCCATGGGTAGTAAGTGGCTGTGTTTCCACCATCTCCAGATGCTGCAAAAGCTGCTTTAACATCTGCTGCGTAAGTGAGTGCTTCTGCCGCAGTAAGTCCTGCTGCAGGATCAATAATTGCAAAAACGTCTCCACGTGCTTCAGCATAAGCAGCTACGTCTCCTTGCAGAGCAATTGCTGCTGCACGAGCAGTGGTAGTACCTCCTGCTGCAAAGGCATATGCTGCATCTGCGTTGTTAAGTAGAAGCGGAGCGTTAATTGCATCAAAGGTAGTTAGTGCAGCTGAGTAAGCTGCTCTAGTAGGGGCAGCACCGTCTGTTCCAGAAGTAAATGCTCTGTTATCTGCTACTGCTGGTTGGTTATTTGGAGATGCTGTTCCAGCATTTAAGTTAGTTACACGCACAACAGAAGATGTTGAGTTAACAAATGAAACTACGTTACGTGTACTTGTACTAGACATGCTTAGATCAGAGAATTGTTCTACAACCCCGTTTGCATCAGAGATGATTAGGTTAAATGTTGTAGTAGAGGCCGAAGTAACTTCTGCCTTTAGGGTGTTGCCCCACTGTCCTGGATTAGCAGCGCTAATAGTTAGGGTAGGGACTGGTGTTGCTGCACGGTCTA